AGGTGCCGAGCCGCCTGCGTATAGGCGGTGTATTCCGTCTGTGTGGACGTAAACGTCGCCGCGGTCAGTGCAGTCGTCGGCGTCGTTGACCCCGTGAACGGCGCGATATACCACGCCGAAGGAGCGCTCGCGTTGCCCAGCGTAACGTTGAGCATCAGGTCGACGAATTGCAGTGCGATCGCGTTGTGACCCACCATCAATGGGCCGTCGTCGACGCGGCACGTGAATACGCCGCCAAACAGAAAACGAGATGCAGGAAAGAACACGCCGTTTTCCGTGCGCTCGTACCTGAAACTGCGCAGCGCGCGACGCAGCTCGTTCTTGAGTACAGGATTGAAAGCCATCGAATTCACCATTTACCTTTAGGACAAGTTGCACCGACCCGACTGGTCTTCGACGCAATCGGGCACCCACACGCACCACACAGTTCCGTGTGCAACAGCGGAAGCATCCTTTTGAATTCGCACGCCGCACAGATCGCGCGGCGCTTTTCAATGAAGTCCGAAGACACGAGCGCGCTCACGATGCGCTCCCCATTACATTCACGTGCGCGACTACGCTGTCGGACACAGCGAGACCAGGAGCCGCGCCGCCGCGCCCGCTGACGATATACCGGCTCATGCCTTCGCGTTGCGAGAAAAACGCCGATGCAGAATCGAACAGCGGATAAACGAATTTGTCGCTGAGCGGCACCATCGATTCGACGGCGCCGACCATCGGCACGCCACGCTTGTCTACCCACACCGGTACTGGCTGCGTGACGAAATCGAGGCCAAGCGCGTCAGGCTGGATGACCGTCATCGAGCCTGGAATGACGCCTATGTGCGAAGCAATCGAGACCCGTGCCGTGTCGATGGATTCACCGCGCAGCACATACGTGTGCGTGTCGGTGCCGAGATACACGACAAAGGATTCCGAATCAGGAACCGCGACCATCGTGATCGGCTCGCCGTGCAACCGTATGAAGTTCTTCAACGGATTGAACAACCCGTAGTACAGCGGTTCCGACCATACGAAATACGTACCCTGGGCGCCGATCAACCGACCTGCCTTGAGTCGTGGAAACAGCACCGGCGGATAAGGCACGCAGAACTGCGTAGCACCGAGCTGGCGTCCGCGACGCCCCGCGTCAATCACGTAGGACGACGCGCCGCCCGGCGCCGAACCTGCATACTGCAGCTCCGTGCCGTTGGCCGTCGTGACGTACACGCGCACTTCGCTCGTATCCGCGTCCATCGGTGCCGGAATGCCGCCAACCTGGATGCCGCCGCCGTCCGGCACGTCAATGAACTGCGTTGCCGTGGCCGCGCCTTCTTCGAGAGCCACGTTGGCGAATGCGAGCGAGACGCCGTAAGTACCCGCTTCGAGCCCGCCTGTACCGAGTACGACGAGGCCAAATGAAGGCACCAGTTCCACGCCCCACGCATGCGTTGTCTCGTCAGCGGCGACCTTCCCGCAACGATCACCGTTCGACCAGTAAACGCCAAGCGGCGTCTGCTGGTAGTGCACGCTGCCGCCGTCGAGCCCCGTGACGAGCGCTTTCAGCGAACCATCGAGATGCACCGAGTACAACGTTGTAGCGTCGGCCACGAGACCGAACGGCACGTCCGCCGGAGTACAGAACGAGTGTGCGCCGGCCAATGCCGCCAATTCCGTAAACCCTGCGCGCCGCGAAGGAACACCGCTGTCGGAAAAATCAACGTTGTCCGCGCCGATGACGAAGCCCTTCGGCAACTTCGTTGCGGCAACGCGATTGGCAACACCTTGGCCAAAAGCGAGCGAGACAAGTTTTTGGTCGCCGGCCATCGTCACCACTCCATCCGCACGTAGCCTGGCGCGCGCCGAATGCGGCGCTGTTCGACGTTCCGCTCGATAGACCGCGCTTTGAATTCTGCTTCGTAGCCTGCTGCGCGTTCGTCGTTGCGAATGTCGCTGTCATTTTTCGCGTAGGCCAACGCCTTCATTTTGATCAGCATCAAACGTTGATCCGGGATCTCCATGAAAGGCAACGGCATTCCCGCCACCATTGGCGCCGCAACGCCGATGACGCACTGCAATTCCAGCGTGTCCGCAGCGGCGGGTATCGGAATGAGCCTGATCGCGCGCGCATCGTAATCGCGCATGTACTGGATCGGTACGCCCGGTGCTGTGAAGATGCCCGCCGAACCGACCAGCGGCATCCCGTAGTCCCACACCTTGTAACCGGCGTACTCGTCGATGTTGTGCTCGGTGAGCGACTGGCCGTATTTGAGTGTGCGCGCCAAGCGGATGTCGAACACGTACATCGGCAGCGAATAGACCGCCGTGTTCGCCACCAACGGGATCTGGAGCGTCTTGTAACGGCCAAGCACGGCGCGCGCCGTAGCGTCTGCCGCCTCGGTCATGTAAGCGTAGACTTCGGTTTCTTTCCACAGACGATCGACGTCCGACGGAGGCGTACCTTCCAGTACGTCGTCAACCTCTTGCCGAAAGAGGGCGTTCAGTCCGTCGGACGTCGTCGCGAGCATCGCATCAGGCGTTCGTCAGCCCGTGGAACTTGGTGAGGAGGAAACGGCGCGCGTCGCGCGTCGACAGCCCCTCTATCTTGTCCGCCGGGATGTCGAATTGCGTGGCCAGAGCGAGCAACGTTTCGCGGTCTTCTGCGTTGAGCACCGACAGCACTTCGTTGGCTTGGGGATGCATTGCCAATTCGACGCCGTTGTTCTTGGCCCCCATGTACTCCTGCCAAAGCGCTGTCACTTCGGTATTCGTCACATCGAACCCGAGGCGTTCACTCAGTACTTTCGCGCGCGGAACGCCGCCTCCGCCGAAGTTCTTCGGCTCGTTGGCCTTCGCAATCGCCTCGATCGCGAGCAGTATTACCGAGCGACGGATGTCGCCCTGGAATTCGACGTTGGCGCGCGTCATGTCATCGATGAACGGCGCGTCCTTGTCATTGGTCGGTACACAACCCGCGGCCATTGCATCAGCCGCGATCTCGTCGGGTACCATGCGTGGCTTCTTGGCTTCGAACCGTATGACGTGCCCTTTGGTGGTAGCCAGTCGGAACGTTCGAAGCGAGATCATCTCAATCATGTTGGGCTCCGTTTCAAAGCGGGGGCGGCAGGAAGCCGCCCCCTTGGAAAGCGCGAGCCCGACAACCCGCGCTAAGCGTCAGCTTCAGTCGCCAACCACGTTGGTGCCGAAACTGTACTGTTCGCGGCCAATGACCACGTATTTCGCACTGACGAAAGTATTGCCCGTGGTTGCCGCCGTGCCCGTCTCGGCAAGCGTGATCGAAAGCGTGCCGCCACTCGGGTAGAACTTCCCGATGTTGGCACCTTGCGCGTGCGCTGTCGCGGCGACACTCACCGCATTGATGAACGTGGTCGTGCCGTCGCTAGCCGTCAGCGTGGCAGTCGTGCCTGCATTGAACGCCGTGGTGGTATCCGCCACGATGTCGAGCAGCAGGGCGTTCACCGGAAGCGGGATGGTGAGCCCGTTGCCCGCGCCAATGTTGCTGATGCCGCACTGCGCGATCGCGTAGGCCGGCTCCTGGCGGGCGGTGATGATGGGGGAGTTGAGTGCCATGTTTGGATCCTCGAATGGATTGCGCAGTTCGGAGCACTACCGCCGATCGATTGGCGGTAGCTGATCCGTCAGATCGCGGTATCGCAGGTGATGACGCTGTGGTCTTCGATCGACTGCGAGTAGATCGAATAGAACTGCGGCTTCAGGAAGCCGACGATCTTGCGCACCGAGATACCGGGCGAGTTGCCGTAGTTGAAGACCTTCTCGTACCAGTCGGCCATGCCGATGTCGGCGAACGCGAGCGCTTGCGCACCGCACATCAGTACACGCTGGCCATCGATGGCACCGGCGGCCCCCCACTTCGAACCCGAGGCGGCGCCCTTGGTATTGAACACGTGACGGTACTCAAGGATGTTCAGGCCATCGATAAAGATGCCCTCACGTCCGCCCAGCGGCGTACCCTTGAAGATCGGGTTGCCATCGCCACGCTTCTGCGCGTAGCGCCACGCCTGGAGGAAGTCGCTGTCCTGCTTCAGCTTGGCGATGCCTGCCGGCGTCATGAACACGTTGTAGGTATCGATGCCGTTGTCCGAACGGATCGGACGCAGGTAGCTGTTGGTCGCCTGAGCCTTCAGGTTGACCAGCATCGCCCAGCTCGGAGTGTCCGCGGCTGCGATCTGCGTGGTATCACCAGCAGCCAACGCATTCGCACTGGACGACCAGCGGAAGAAACGGTTGGCGGACGGTGCCACGACATCGGCCGCGAACGTCAGCTGCGGGAGCTGCGAGCCGATGCGCGCGGAGCCGTTGTTGTTGAGGTTGTACCCGACACCGGAAAGCGTCAGGAACGCTAGCTGGTCCATGCGATCGGCGATCCAGTACGTCAGCTTGTCCTTGGCTTCGCCACGGAACCGAACGACGGACTCCTGCTCGGCCATGCGACCCTTCGACCGGCTGGCGGTGCCCATCTGGTCCAGACGAATGACCTTGTCCGAACTGTTGAGCGCTTCTTCGTTGCCTTCCAGCTCGTTGTCACCGACAACGCCGTCACCGGTCATGTCGTTGATCAGGGTGATCACCGCGCGCGCACCGTCGGTGGTTTTGCGCAGCTCGGTGATGCGCTGGATCATGCTGTTGGGGGTTGTGCCCGCGAAGCTCATCACGAACGAGCGGTTGCGAGCTTCCTGCCAGAATTGACGCGACCATACGGTCAGCTGCTCTGCAGTGAGAGCAGCAAAATTGGTAAGTGCCATCGAGGCGACCTCCGCCAAAAGAGGAAAGGGAAATCGACGCCGAAATGCGTCGTCTCTTGTGGCCCGGATGTCGCTCAGGCTTGGCGAAGTACGCTAGGCAGAATGGCCTACGAGCATCCCCACGTATCGTGCGGGGGTACGATGGGCGACAACATAAAGCAGCCACTCGACGGAGTCAAGTGGCTGTTTTAATTTGATTTTTTCAAATAAATAGACGGGCTACGCGAGTGTATCGCCGCGCATGCGTGCAAGCACCGAAGCGGGGAGCGCTGCCAGCTCGTCGTCCGACATGTCGAAGATGCTCTTGGACCCCTTGCCGTCACCGATGTCGGACTTGTGTCCGACTTCCGGTGCGCTGCGATTGGCCGCGTCGACGTTCTTCGCCACGTTGGTCTTCTTCGTTGCTGGCGCCGTTGCAGCCGCGGGCTTGTCCGCAGCTTCCGCCTTGGCCGTTGTGCGCGGCGCAAACGGGTCTTCACGGAAGATCAACACAGCCGCGCGCCGCAGCGCCTGCGTCGGCGGCATACCCATCTTCGTGTATGCCTGGACCTGGAATTCCATTTCCTCGACAGTCGCGCGATCAAACTCCGGCGCGTTGGGGTTCATCGCTGGCATCGCAGTCTCAAGCTGATCGAGCATTCGGTTGTAGGACGAGTTCTCGTTCTGCATGAACGCTTCTTGCCGAGCAACCATGCCTGCCTTGATGTCCGAGAGCTTGTGGTTGGCCTCGTCGATCTGGCGCTGTAGTTTCGCAGCCCCCTTGGTGTCACCGTCCGCACGCAGCGTTTCGACCTCCTCGTACAGCTTGTCGCGACCGTCGATGATTTCCTTCAACTCATCGCGCGCCTGTACCTGCGCCTGCGAATGCTCTTTCTGCGCTTCGCTCAATCGGCTCGCAAGGTCGTTGCGCTGATTGACGACTTCCTGGAAGCGCGACAGCGGTACCATCTTTGCCCTGCCGTCGCCTTCCGGATCCGCGGCAGGATCACCCACGGCCGTATCGCCTTCGGGCGGATCCTGTGGTTCGCCGTCGCCAGGCGTCTCGGCGTTTGATGCATCCGGTGCATCCTTGACAAAGCGCCCGTTTTCATCGCGCTTGAGCGATGGCTTGGCAGGCTCATCGGACTTCGACTTCGTCGGTTCTGCGACAGATGGCTTTGCATCGTCTACGGCAGTGTCCGCTACCACCGTGTTGCCGAAATCGGCGTTGGACAAATCGGCATCCGGATTCGGGTCAATCACGGCGCTGGCTGGATCGAAAGTGTCGGGCATGTTCAACTCCTAGTGGGTCGGGATTATTAAGCGGCCTCGGGCTTTTTTGAAGCCTTCTGTTTCTGCGCTTGGCGGTCCTGTTCCCGCTCGACGCTCTGGTGCGCACGGTCACGCCGGTTTTCAGCACGATCGTGATCCATCTGCGTCAGCTTCAACGCAGTGGAATGGTCTTGCTGGCGACGCTGCAACCCAAGCTTGGCGACATCGATGGCGGCGCGTTGCTGATCCGCTTGCTGCTGCGTCGCAAGCCGTGTCATTTCGACGCGTTCATAAGCCGCATCAGGGTCGCGTCCTGCTTCGCCGGCGAACTTCTGCGCGCGCGCCTGATTGAGTTGGGCCGCGCCTTGTTCTTTCGCGATCTTGGCCTGCGTGAGCTGCTGTTCCAGCTGCGCTTGCTGCTGCTCCTGCTGCTGCTGTTGTTGCTGATCGTTGACAGAATCGCCTTGCATCTGCTGGATAATCTGCGCTTTGTTCGGCGCATTCGACAACTCGACCAGTACCACATCGGGTATCTGGATGCCCAACTCGCGCAGCTTGAATACCTGCTCGAACTCGCCTTCCGACATCGTTGAACGCGACGGTGACGGCACGAGGTATGTACTGTACTTGCCTTTGCTCACGTCGTTCAGAACCTGACCTTCGGGCGTCAGCTGATTAAGTACCAGTTGCTTGATCTGCGGACGAAACATCGAGCCGTGATTGATGAGCAATGTACGCGTTTCGGTGTAGTAGTCGCTCACCATGCTCATTGCTAGCCGCGCCAGCATGTCTTTCGTCCTATGCAAGTTGGCAAGTGCGCTAGCGAAATTGAGGTCGCTCGCCGCCTGGTTGGCAAGGATCGCTTCACCGGCGACGTCTTCGCGGGCAAAGCCACGCGTCTGCTGGCTGACGCCTGACAGGTCGCGCATGATCGAGTCGGCCTTCATGCTCAACCGATCGTGGCCGGCGGGCACCTGGTTCGGCGAGAACTTTTCAAGGTCCGCTATGTTGTCCAGCTCAACCACGAGGCCCGTCTTGGAGCCTGAAGTTTCCAGCTCCTCGATCGACATGTTGCGCAGAGATCCCGTCTTCAGCTTGTAGCCGCTGTTCGCCGTCGTATTGACGATGTGCAGTTCCTGCGACGTGACCTTGTTGAACAACTGCTGCGGATCACAGAGGTCTTCGACGAAGCCCTTGGACACGCCTTCGCACATTTCCGGGAAGAACGGCACGATGGTCATGCGCTTGTACGGGCTTTCAGCATCGTGCAGCACTTGGCCTTCGCAGGTCACGCGCCAGCGCAACGTCTTGACCTTGCGCTTGATGGTCGAAAGATAGGGCGCCTGCTGCAACACGTGGCTGACGCGATTGTGGTCCCACGCCGGCGGGATCTCGGACGTATCCCCCGTCTGCGTGTCGATGAACAGCTCCTTGCGCGCCATTTCGTAATACTGGCGATCAAGCAGCAGGAACGCTCGTACCAGCTTTGAATCTGGAACGCCGCGCCACAGATACAGCGGCAACTTGCCGAGCCGCTGCGCCATGAACTGATCCTCATAGGCGTACCAGCTT